TCGTGCCCGAGAGGCCATCTCAGGGGCGGATCAACCTTACGCTATGCTGATCAATGAGGCGTGGACGACAGTAGAAGATGCAGACACGTCTGGACAATTAGGACTTAAGTCTGGCGCATTAAAGATTATTGCAGATATTGAAACTAAAAGAATTGCAATGCTACAGTCTATTGGCGTATTAGAAAATAATGAAATTGCTGCACAAATTGCAGAGACAGAACGTAAGCAAGATATTCTTGTTAGAATTTTAAAAGAAACCACATCAACGTGCCCTAAATGTAAGATGGAAGTTGCAAAAAGATTATCTCAGATCACGGGAGTAGTCGAGTCAGTTCCAGTAGAGGAAGCCGATGTCGTTTGATTTCAATGACCTTATCGACATGCTCGATGGAGAGGAGTTCGATGAGAAACCAGTCGATCTTAAAACGTTTGTTAGAAGTCCAGAATACCTTGGGCTTCCAGAACTTTCCGACTATCAGTACACGCTTATCGAAAAAAGTTCCCAGATTTATAAAGAGTCAACGCTTATCAAATTATTTGGAGAAGAAGAAGGAAGAATAAGGTTTAAGCAAACTGCTAACGAGGTAGTTGCTCAATTAGGAAAAGGGTCGGGAAAAGATTACTGCTCAACTATTGCAGTATCATATATAGTATATTTACTATTATGCCTCAAGGACCCAGCGACATATTATGGAAAGCCTCCAGGAGACAGCATTGATATTATTAACATTGCTATTAACTCTCAACAGGCAAGCAACGTATTCTTTAAAGGATTTAAAACAAGAATTGAAAAGTCACCGTGGTTTGCTGGAAAGTATACAGATAAAGCTTCTGAAGTTAAATTTGATAAGGCTATTACAGTACACTCAGGACACTCAGAGCGTGAGGCTTGGGAAGGTTATAACGTAATTGTAGTTATCCTTGATGAAATCTCAGGCTTTGCAATTGAAAATACAACAGGGCACGAGCAGGCAAAAACAGGCGCAGCCATATATGATATGTACCGTGCATCTGTGGATTCTCGTTTCCCAGACTTTGGAAAAGTAATTCTATTGTCATTTCCTAGATACAAGAATGATTATATTCAGCAAAGATATGATGCCGTAGTGGCTCAAAAAGAAACTATTGTTCGTGATCATAAGTTTAAAATGGATGAAGACTTGCCAGATGATACACAAGGCAACGAATTTAGTGTTGAGTGGGAAGAAGACCACATCATTTCATACAAGATACCTAAAGTATATGCTCTTAAGAGGCCCACATGGGAAGTTAATCCAGTAAGAAAGATTGATGATTTTAAGGTAGCGTTCTTTACAAATCCACTAGATGCATTGTCTAGATTTGCGTGTATGCCCCCCGATGCGGTTGATGCATTCTTTAAGTCAAGAGAAAAAGTTGAGAAAGCTTTTAATAAAGGGCATCTTGCAGTAGATAATTTTGGTAGACTCGAAGACTGGTTTATTCCAGATCCAGATAAAGAATACTTTTTGCACGTAGACTTAGCTCAGAAGCACGACCATTGTGCAGTTGCAATGGGCCATGTAAACAAATGGGTTAACATTAAAGTTACTGATACATATTCTCAACCAGCACCAATTGTTGAGATAGACGCAGTAAGATTTTGGACACCAACAAAAGATAAGTCTGTAGACTTTACGGAAGTAAAAGACTATATTCTTTCATTAAAAACACGAGGTTTTAAAATTCGTGTATGTACCTTTGACAGATGGAACTCTCACGATATGATGCAACAACTAAAACAATACGGCATCAATACAGAGATTCTGTCTGTCGCTAAAAAGCATTATGATGATATGGCAATGATCGTGGCAGAAGAAAGATTGTCTGGGCCACATATACAATTACTTATAGATGAATTACTTCAGCTTAAGATAATGAGAGACAGGGTTGACCACCCAAGAAAAGGTTCAAAAGACTTGGCGGATGCAGTTTGTGGAGCTATTTACAACTCTATTAGTAGAAGTAAATTTGATACAAATGAAGAAATAAATATACATACATATGAGTCTATGAGTTACGATAATGACTTCGGAACAAAAAATGACGGAGAGACTGAATCATATAATATGATAAGGGCACCAAGAATGCCAGAAAACTTAAGAGATGCAATGGACAGGATGACAATAATATGAGCACTTATCAAGAAAAAGCGAAGGAATGTAAATGCTGTGGTAAACATGTTCCACTGCCAACAGTATTAAAAGAATATAATGGAATAGTATTATGTCCAACTACATTTACTAATGTAATTGAATATAAAAGAATTTGGAAATCTGCTGGCTATAGGCCTATGGGCAATATTAGAAAGCATTTTTCTGAATATGTACAGCAAATTGTAGAAGAAACTATTGACAAGAATGAAGATGGCACGATACAATAGATCACTAAGCAACAATAGCTTAGTTGGTTAAAGCCCCGAACTCATAATTCGGTAATCGTAGGTTCAAGTCCTACTTGTTGCACAAGGAGATCGCATGGATGATGACGAGAAACTATCAAGGTACCTAGAGATGGGTGCAGTTGAGTTGGCAGGTATGGATGAGCATGGAGAATTTATTTTCCAGATTACAGAAAAAGCAAAAGACATTGCTCCAGAATTATGGGAAGCCCATCAAGAGCATGTAGATAGGTCATTGGTTCAGCTATATGAGGCGGGATTAATAAAGGTTACATATAATGATAACCTTGAAGCAACAATAGAAATGTCAGAAGAAGGCCATGAAATGGCAAAAGAGTTAGGCTTGGTAGAGATTAATATGCATGAGGAAGATATTCCAAACGATTAAAGGAATGCCTTCGTAGCTCAGGGGATAGAGCAGGACTCTTCTAAGGTCTTGGTCGCAGGTTCGATTCCTGCCGACGGCGCAATGCGGATGTTGCATATTGGTAGTGCCTCTGCCTTCCAAGCAGAAGGGGTCAGTTCGATTCTGATCATCCGCTCAAATAAAGAAATGCTATACTTATGGTATAGTCAAATACAATAAGGAGAAATAAAATGGCAGAAGTAATTCACGCAAATGCAGCAAAAGTATTAGCAGCGGCTAAGAAGTATGCTGATGAGAAGTACACAGAAGGACCAAATAACGATACAGTTTTTGGAAAGAGATACGGAATGAATCACCAACCTTGGTGTGCAATGTTCGTTTCAGGATGCTTTGATGATGCAGGCCTAGTTCACCTAGTTGCCGCTTCAACAAAGAAGGGCTTTGCATCATGCGATGTAGGAGCACAGTGGTTTGCAAAGAACAAGAGAATTGTTCCAATTGGGCAGGCACAAGCAGGAGATGTAGTATTCTTTAACTTCGACAAGAAGCCAACAGACACAGAGCATGTTGGAATTGTTATTTCAAACGATGGAAAGAACCTTATAACATATGAGGGCAACACATCTGGAGATACAAAGGGATCACAAGCAAACGGTGATGGCGTATTTAAAAAGAAGCGTCCATATAGCCTTGTAATGTCAGTTGCTCGCCCAGATTGGGATGCGGCAGCACCAAAAGCTGCTACAGTAAAAGCAACAGTAAAGAAGAAGTAATGTACGAATACCATGTTAAGAAAGTCACTAACGTAGTAGACGGAGATACAATAGACGTAGAAATTGATTTAGGTTTTGACATATCATTTAGCTCAAGAGTAAGGCTTGCTGGAATTGATACTCCAGAAAGTAGAACAACAGATAAGGCGGAAAAAGTTCTAGGGCTAGAAGCTAAAGAATATGTTAAGTCTAAGATCAAAGACGCTAAAGATGTTGTTATTAAGACAGAGAAGATGGACTCATCAGAAAAATACGGGCGTATCCTTGGATGGCTATTTATAGATGGATCTAAAATATCAGTCAATGAACAAATGATTACCGATGGTTACGCCTGGGGATACCTAGGAGATACTAAGGTAAAAGACTTTGAAGCACTTGCAAAAGTAAGGGCTAAGAAGAAGTAGACAAACTAGAAATATTTTGCTATAATAATATATGGATCGCTCATTAGAGGGTCCATATATTAATTTATTCGCTTGAAAGGGGAATATAATGGTAACAACAACACTGGATTTTTTTAATGATCCATTTTTCATTGGTTTTGATCGCCAAATTAAAGATCTACAAAGTATAACTAGAAACACTTCAAACTATCCACCTCATAATATCTCTAAGGTTAAAGGACCAGATGAGATGTATGTCATTGAGCTGGCTCTAGCTGGATTCAATAAGGAAGATATTGAAGTAGAACAAGATAAGAATGTACTAACAATTAAAGGTGCCTCTCACGAAGACCCTCTTAAAGAATATCTTTATAAGGGAATTGGGGCACGTTCATTTGTTAAAACATTTTCTCTTGCAGAATATGTAAAGGTTAATTCCGTAGTTATTTCAAACGGAATCTTAATGGTAGGACTAACTAAGTTTATTCCAGAAAGTGAAAGACCAGTCAAGTTCGATATTAATGACTTTGATGCAGCAGAAGGATTTGAAGATCTTAGAGATACTGCAGTAAAGACAAAAAGAACTAAGAAATAGTATAATAGAAATCTGCACCCCTTCATCGGGGAGTCGCAGATAGCGGGCCGCTACCCGCAGGATGGACCTGAGTATGTCTATAAACTGCTCACTATAATTAAGGGACGGGTAATGCCAGTATACGAATACAAGTGCTCATATGATGATGCACATCCAACAATGTCAACGCATAGATCAATTAAAGATGAAGATCCAGGCTATAGTTGTGTTGAATGTGATTCACAAATGACAAGACACTTTACACCATTTGGTATACAATTTAAAGGTAACGGATTTTATAAAACAGACAACCCTAATTAATTTAAATTAATAATCTGCTATAATTAACAAGTAAACAAAAATATTGTTTTACTTAGGGGATCCTCAGTTGACTAGAAAGATTAAGTACTTTTTAACCAGCCTATTTATTGTGGGCTGGCTTTTTCTTTTCGGGCCAAGTGTTGCTTACGGTGATGAAGTTCCAGCACCCGCCGAACAAGTTGTAGTAAGCCCTGCACAGGCTGCAGTTAATACAGCGCTTGCAACAGCAACCACAGAAGTAGCCCAAGCAGCACAAGCCTCAGATACAGCAACAGCAACTATTGCGACTGCAGTACAGGCAGTAAATACATCTAACACAGCCGTAGCTGCAGCAACTACTGCAGTAACTGCAGCTACTACTGCGGTGGCGGAAATATCAAATGTATCTACGGCAGTGGAAACAGCAACTGCGGTTACACAAGCAGTTACATCAACCGTAACGGCTGTTACACAGGCAGTAGCGGCAATCCCAGTAAGCTCTACAACTCAAACACCAGAGGTTGCTACAGCACAGGCAGCAGTTACAGCAGCCGTGCCTGTTGTTGAGTCTGCAACTGCAACAGTTATAGCAACAGCAACCCCTTTAATGACAGAAACGCCAACCACGGTTGCTCAAGTAGCTACGGCAATTGCAGTAGAAGTTGCACAATCAGAGACTGCAACAACTTTAATTCAAGCAGCACAAACAGCAATAGATACATCCACAGCTACAATTGCAACGGCAACTACTGCGGTGGCAGCAGTAACTCCTGCAAGGACAGAGGCACAAACACAATTAACTCAAGCAAATGTTGCAATTAATAACGCTCAAGAAGCAGTCAATGCCTTGGCAGCAACAATTGGAACAACAACAAATGTACTAGCAAATACAGACGATGCTGGAATTAGAATGAACCTTCCATTTAATTTACAAATGGGTGGGGTTACATATAACAATGTTTATGTAAGCTCAAATGCTACTATTACTTTTGGTGTTAATGAGGGACAAAACTATTACTCTACTCCCAACGCCCCTTCCATTTCTATAGCAGGGTATGATTGGACTACATGGAGCAATGGATCTGGAGTAACTTATTCAACAACTACCAATACCTTAAATATTGCCTGGGACCTTAGAGTATATCCTCTTACTACCGCCGCAACACAGATGACTCAGGTTAGGTTTAACGCAGATGTAAATCCAGCTAATGGCGCATGGGCAGCAGATGTCAGTGTTACTGGTCCTATACCAAATGGTGCTAGATTTAATGTAAGAGAGACAACTGGCGGAGCAATAACTGCTATTACTGATACAAATTCTGGACCTGGCTTTAATGGAACTATTAGTCAAGGTGCACCGTTTACTCCTATTGCAGATCCAAATACGGAAACAATACAAGCAGCAATTGATACA